ATGCGCCCACAACGAGTATTTGTAGCGTGCTTACCAACGCGTCTGGAGTCGTTGACGTTTCCGATGGCACTGCCATCTCAGAGACTGATTCCGACTAAGCAGTTCTGTACATGATCCAGCCAAAAACTGGAGAGTGTCACCTGGGGAGATGTGGGGGCGTTCGCGCCCCCACTCTTTTCACGAGGTAGGAAATGGCTACCGATATTTCTTTATGTTCAAACGCCTTGCTACTGATAGGGCATGGCACGATATCCAGCTTTACCGAGGGCGGTGCCGGGGCAACCGTAGCGGCGAATCTCTACACCAGCAGTTATGAATCCTGTTTAACGATGCACCGCTGGCGCTTTGCCAGTGCGAAGTCGCAATTAGCACGACTGACGGCAACGCCGTTAAATGAATGGACGTATGCGTATTCACTGCCGTCCGGTTATCTCCTAGGCATTAAGGTATACCCCGATGTTGAGTATGAGATATACGAGGACAAGTTATATGCACACGCGAATACCGTCGCACTTGATTACATCTTTAAGCCCGACGAATCCCGGCTGCCCGCGTACTTTGTCAAGATGATGGAGTACAACCTGGCGTCCCAGTTTTCTGTACCAGTGACCAGCAACAAGTCAACCGGTGAACTTTATGCGGCAATGTACGAGGCGCAATTAAGACGGTCAAAATTTCTCGATTCACAATCGCGCCCAACGAGCAGTATTATTGATTCTCCATTTACCGAGGTTAGGCAGTAGTGCCTCGGGTTCTAAACTTTCAGACGAATTTTGTTTCGGGGGTGTTAGACCCAAGGCTGGCTGCGCGTACTGATATCAAACAGTATTACCAGGGCTGTGCAGAAGGCACTAACGTCCTGTCATTGCCGCAAGGCGGATTAAAGCGTCGCCCAGGCATGGCGTATCAGGCAACCCTGCCAGGTAAGTCGCGCATCTGTATGTTTGCGTTTAACGTCGAGCAAACGTATTTGATTTCATTCTCGAACAACAACATCGCAATCTATAAAGACGGCGTTAAACAAGCGGACGTTACCTCGACCTACACCGAAGCACAGATATTCGATATTAACTGGACGCAATCAGCCGATACGATGATTATCGTGCATGAGGATCATGCGCCCGCTAAGTTGGTGCGTGGTGCTTCACACACCTCCTGGACGTTATCGGCCATCACGCTAACAAACATTCCGACGTTTGATTACGGGTCGGGTGCCGAGGCTGTGTGGAGTGCAACGAAAGGTTATCCTAAAACTGCCACATTCTTTGAGCAGCGGTTATGGTTTGGTGGATCGAAGAATCGACCCCAAACAATGTGGGCATCGGTGATTGGTGATTTCTTTAATTTCAATGTAGGCACAGGTGCCGACGATGATGCGATTGATATTACGCTCGACACTGACCAGGTAAACGCAATCAAAGCGGTATACGCCGGTCGTCATCTAACGGTATTCACTTCTGGTGCAGAGTTTTATATATCTGATTCACCGATCACCCCTGCGAAATCCGCTGTTAAACGACAAACGCAATACGGGTCGGGCAGTGTGCGCCCTATGAATATCGACGGCGCGATTCTATTTATTGAGCGATCTGGTAAGGCAGCGCGTGAGTTTCTGTGGACATACGAAGAAGAAGCATACACGGCTAATTCGTCGTCATTGATGGCGTCACATTTAATCAGCAGCCCGGTCGATATGGACGCCAGACGGGGCACTTCAACGGATGATGCTAACTATGTTTACCTCGTCAATAGCGATGGCACGATGGCGGTTTTTAACACTCTACGACATCAGGAAGTGGGAGGATGGACAAAGTGGAGCACCACGGGAACCATCGAGTCGGTCGCGGTTATTGTCGACGATGTTTACTTTTCCGTCTTACGCACCATTAACTCGGTTGCTGTCCGCTTTCTCGAGAAGGCGAACGAAAGCACATATACCGACGCCAACAAACTGCAAACCCTTGGTTCGCCAGGCACAGCAGTCTCGGGGCTTGCCCATCTCAACGGGGAATCCTGTCGAGTAAGAGCGGATGACGCGCTCATGGATGACGCAACGCCATCAGGCGGAGCGATTACCCTGGCGCGTAATGGAACAACGGTAGAGGTGGGGCTCGATTACGACATCATAGTTAAGACGATGCCGCTTAATTCGGATTTTCAAAACGGGCCGATACTGACCAGATATAAGCGTTTGGTGCGCGTAGTGACTGATCTTTATCAATCGCTTGGTGTGTATGTGAATGACATATACCTGGCCGATAGGGGTTTTGGCGAGGATGTTCTTGATGACACACCGCCAGGCTTTACCGGGATAAAGGAAACACATCTGCTGGGTTGGGATCGCCTGGCGCAAATCACTATCACTCAACAAGACCCGCAGCCGTTTACCTTGTTAGCGATAGCGATTGAGGTGGAGGCTTAATTATGGGTGCTGCTGCTGGCCCGATGATGCAGTTGGGAATGGGTGTGGTATCGGCTGGGGTGTCTGCATCCTCTGGCAGTAAGGCCAAGGCCGGACTGTATGAACACGCGAGCCTGATCGAAGAATTCGGCGAAGTAGATGCAACGAATGTCGAAGAGTTTGGTGCGTTACAGGTTGCCTATCAGAAGTCCCAGGCGGGTTATAAACACGACTTCGCGATAAAGAGCTCCAGGCTCGAAGATAAAAAGGTCGATCTATTCGAGCAGGGTGTTAAAAAAGATATTCGCGATGAGAAACGCGCAGCGCGTGATCGAATGATGATGCGAACTAAAAGCATTCTCGACACACTCAGCACGCAAACGGCAGCTCGAAGTGCCCAGGGTATTGTGGCATTCGAAGGTAGCGCCTTACACATGCAGCGCGTTGATTTTCTCGAGTACGAGGCGGATAAAGCGATTGATCGAGGGGATACTGCCGAACGTATCGTCGATCTCAAATTCTTTGGCGGTGAACGCGCGAAGCTGATGCGTGAACGTAATTCGCTATTGCGTGATATTGCTGGGGTTGAACTCGGCAGCGCGATGGCGTCGGCTGGCCTCACTGAAGATGCGTACGAAATGCAAGCCGGGAGTATGCGTCGATCTTATGCGCTCGAGGCGGGCTCTTACCGTATACAAGGACAATCCGCGCAGCGTCAGGGCTACATGAGCGGAATGAATTCATTGTTTAGTGGCATCAATCGTTATCAATCACTAGGCGGGACATTTGGGAATGGCTAATGGTTGAACGTTACAAAAGCGACGCGCAATATAAGCCGGGGATGAATCCGTACCGTTACGCGGAAGGGATCACTACGCCCGCTGCACCCCAGTTAACGCCGCCACCGCCAGCACCTAATCTGCGACGACCGCGCACAACGCCAGGGCTTGCCAAGGCACAGGCAGCAAAGCAGGAAGGCTCGCAATTAACGCAGATGCTCGGTCAATGGTCGGATACGTTGTACGAGCAAGCGGCAGAAAAAATTGCAATCGAGGCCGAGGCTGAAGGGATCGAGGCGGGCAACCATACCGACGCAGATGGGAACCTGATACCGCCAGAGCTTGATACGAACAATATCAACGTTCGCTCTAAAGCCTATTACAACGGGCAAGTGCTGGCCTATAGGAGCGCAACACAAACCGACGTTATCACAACGATGGCGCGCCTGGAGCTCGAATCTCCAGAGGACGAGGATACTTATAGCCGTAACGTTGAGGCATATCGTTCGGGCATGACCGACGGATTAACCGGCAAGCTCAAGCTGTGGGCTAATAACGAAATCAATACGCGGGCCGCACACGGATTGGTAAAGATTCGAGAGCGGGCGTTACAGAGTTCACGCGAACAACAAAAGTCAGCGATTGTTGAAAATGCGAGAGTGTTAACCGAGGAGATAAACATAGACTCGTTTAATGGGGAAATGGAAGAGCAGTTTATCAAGCTCTCGCAACTCGAGAATATGTTGGATGAGGCGGTGTACAACCGATTACTAGATCAAGATGATGTTGATAAGGTGCTGTCCGAGTTAGAGGACGACATGCTGGTTAATACATTAAAAGGCACGGTCGTTAGAACAATCACGAATGAGGGGCTACCGGCAGCAGAGGCGGCATTGCGGCGGTTTGAGGAAATGCCACCGGATCAGATTGGTATAGGCGTCCCTGTTGATAGAGATGGCAATTTCGACCCCGATGGAGAAGAAACCGGCGTTATGCACTTAACGCCCGCATTGCGTGAGCGATTGATTCGAGAAGCAAAAACCGAACTTAGCTCGGCACGCACACGGTTTAGTAAGGAGAAAGCACTCGCCAATGCAGAGCGGTCAGCGGTTAATGCACTGATTGCTAAAGAGTTAAGCAATATAGAAAACACAATTAAAAACGGAGAAGAACCGGTCAAGGCGAATATGGCCGCACTCGATAAAGCGACTCAAGAGAACCCCAAACACCGCTCCCGTTTTACGAAGTGGAAAGAGATTCTCCAGAGGGTGCAGTATTGGAAGTCGCAGCCACTATTGAAGGTCGAGCAAAAGATTGCGTTGGCTAGAGCGCAAGATGAAGTAAGTGATATCTCAATGCGAACGCTCTTGATAATCGAGAAGATGTACAAGTCGCGCCAGGCGGAGACAACGGGAGATAATCGCGCCGCCGTTGAACGTGTGGTTAACGAGATGAAGACGGCGGTGGCGTTGACGAGCCCCGGCAATACAGAGTTGAGGGTAGACCTCGAAAAACTTGACGAGTTAGTTGGGGCAGTAAAAGGCACCTCGTTATATGAAAAGTTAGAAGACGAAAAGTATTATTACAAAACACTGAGCAAGATACTCGGCCTTTCAAAAGAGCAACGAGTAGCCATGATGGATCAGTGGGAAAAATCGAAAAAGTCAGACCCATACCGTGCAGAACTTTTCGCTCGCCTGGAGCCGCTACACAATGCACTGATAGCGGATAAGGAAACAGAGATAGCAGAGCAAGTTGGTCACATGAGAACTGCCCTGCTGTCGGATAAGAAAATCGACAAGAATGAATTACAGGCGCTTAAAGACGCTGCAAGACACACCAAATACGAAAAACCTCTCGCATTAGCACTTCAAAAATACGATGCACTCAACAGTTTTCAAATGATGCCAGTTGTCACCGATGATGGCAGTCCGAATCAAAATGATTGGTTACTTGAACAAAGGGGTAAAACGTTTGGTGCGAGAGAGGCTGAAGTAATCGACCATCTTGCCGCCTTTCACGATAAAGCACTAACCCGCATCAAAGCGGGCAAGGGTTTGGACGTTGCGATAGATATGGGCATATTAGATGAGCGTGATTTGCCCGCGCTGAACAGTGCGATTGTAGGGAGCCGAGAGAACTTTAGCGCATTCCTCTCGCTGCGCGCGGATGCGGCGGCGAAAGCACAGGCGGGATTTGGGCCGCAAACAGTGGTAGGGCTAGAGGCGGATTTCGATCCAGAAGCAGAAACACGCATACCAGGGCGTAGGGGTGTTGGTTTTAATGTGCCCGCGTTAAGGCCCGCCGAGGTGGATTTATTAGTGGAGCAGATGACGGCCGCGAGCCCGGATGCCCAGGTGCAGATACTTGAGACACTGGTTGAGAATCTCGATACACAGGGAGCGATGCTGATTTTTGGGCAGTTCGATAAGAAGGGCGCGACCGTGTTGGCGATGGCGGGTTCGTTAATGACCGATGATGCTCCAGGTGTTGCGCGCGAAGTCGTGATAGGACGCACCATGGTGAATGCACCATTCATGCCGGAAAACAAAAAACTGCGCTTGGAGATCATGCAAAAGTTAATGGGCGCAATGCCGGTCAGTACTAACTTAGAGTACGCACAGTTAGATGCACTGACGGATACTATTGTCGCGAACATAGCATATAAGGCTGCTGTAAACATGAGCTCTACCGATTCATCGTATGATCCCACATCATTCAAGGACAATTATGAAACGACTTTAGATGCTGCGGTAGACGATGTCACGGGCGGAATCATTACGGTTCTTTGGGATGAATCGAGCGGGTGGGGTGATGCAGAATACAGGTTATTCGCGCCTCGACGCGGGTGGGATAGCGATGATTTTGTTCAAGCACGGCGAGCGATCACACCAGAGCATATTGTGGCGATGGGCGACCTCCACCCACATCACGACAAGGCGGCAGTATTAGCAGGGATTAGAGGCAGCATTGGGCTTGCAACTAACCAGGGTTCGGTTTATAAATTTGAGCCCGTCGGTGGATTGGGTGAACGCGGTAAGGGTTATTACTTAAAGCAGTCCGGTGCTGATGAGAAATATGTCGCTGGGAAAGACGGGAAGGCATTCGTGTTTCGATTCCCAGAGGGCAAGTATTGGCCGGATCGAACGCCGTCTGTTAAGAGCTTTTTCGGATTCAAAGATACTAAACCGTCTGCTACTGACCCCGGTGCTGGCATGGAGGAAGCGCTACCCGATGCGAAGCGTGATGAGTTAGCTCACGCGGCTGTCACTTCAATAATTGATGGCAAGGCTACGCTAGACATTATAGATGGGTTGCCTCAAAAAACTGCTGACGAGGTTGTTCGTCTTTTGGAGGAAAATTTAGAAGTAGCGGGAGAACACTTCAAACCATCAGGGGACGACGATAAAGGATCGACCCCATACCTTGACGAACTTGAAGATCGTTTGCGCGGAAAGAAGCTCGCCGAAGGCAAACCAATACTTGTGAAGAAGAAAAGGTAATGGTCGGTTTTTATGAGGAAGTGACAGACTATCGCCGACGGTTGGTGAATCGTAACGTTGTCAGCAGTCCAGAAGAAGCACAAGAAAGAGTCACGGGCGGTGATGTGTTCTCGGCGGTGCGTAAATCGTTCGCTACGGAAGACACGACAGGGGGTGTGCATCGGTTTACAGAGAAAGCAATTTACGACCAGATGGAGGCGATTGGAGAGGTCGATCCAGAGTTTAAGTATTACAACATCCCGTCATCTGGATCGATTCGGTCGAGTCAACTCGCCCATGCAACTGCTGGCATCCAAAACATAAATAAAGATAGTCCAAACGCGACTTGGTACAAATCTCAAAGCGAACGCATTAAGCAGCTAAACAAAGAACACGGCACGAACTTTCTAACCTGGGAAGAGCTCGAGCCAAAAACCATTGCGGATATCAATTCGATGTTCAAGCGTGCCGAGCACGCAAAAGCCACAGCGTCGCCGCATGATGCGTTTTGGGGTGGGCTGGGTGGTGTGGCGGTGGGCGCACTGCAAGACCCCATAATAGCCGGTTCGATGTTTCTTTCCTGGCCGTTAACCGCAGCAAAGGCCGCGCATTTAGGTACTGCGGGCAAAATCTTTCACGGAATGAAAACCGATGCAGCTATTTTCGGTGGCATCGAGGCTGCGATTATTCAACCTCATGTGTACTTTCAAAAGGATGCACTAGGCAGGGATTACACAATAGGGCACGCTGCGATGGTCACGTTAATGGTGAGTGGCGGTGCGGCTGGGTTTCGCGGCATTCTCGAGGGTGCTGGCATGAGTGCCAAGGCGTTATATCGAACGTTACGCGACACACACACTAAAGAAGAAGCGGCGGCGGTGATTCGTGATACCGGTAATCAATTAAATGCCGCTGGAGAAACTAAAACCGCAGAGGTAATGTGGCAATGGGCGGATGCGGTAGGGGAAACCCCGCGCGGTTGGGAAATAGGCCCAGACGGAACGATAACGATAACTGTGCGTCCTAGCGATGAGCTGCTACACGTTAGGAATCTCGATATTGCCTGGGATAATCTCGAGAGGGGTTTCGTTGAGCCATTCGAGGCGCCGACGGTTGCAATGCCGGTCAAGCCAGAGCATCAACCGATACACCTGGGGGATGCCCCCGAGCCGGTGCGGGTCGATCCGAGAGAGATAAAGGTAGATGCGAAAACATTTCAATTCAAGGAAGGCGGCGATGCGGCGGGAGTTACTGCCAGGCTAAAGGGCGTTAGTGAATGGGATGAAGTGTCTGCTGGAGTGATTATTGTTTTCGAGAATAAGGCGGGTGAGCGGTTTGTGGTTGATGGACACCAGCGCGTCGGCCTGGCTAATCGATTGATTGAAGAAGGTGCAGACCCGGACACCATTAGAATCGGCGCGCGAATCTATCGAGAGGTTGATGGGTACACCCAGCGCGAGGTGCGAATCCGCGCAGCCATTACGAACATTCAGCAGGACACCGGCAGCATTCTCGACGTTGCCAAGGTGATGCGTGAAATGGGCGACCGGTACAACTCTGTGTTGCCACCCAACTCAGCCCTGGTGCGCGACGGTCGCAACATGGCGCGCCTTGACGATGATGCGTTTCAGTATGCAGCCAACGCACTCAAGCCAAAAGAGCATCGCCTGGCGGCAGTCGTCGGCGAGTTAATCCCGCAAGGGCCGGGACAGATAGCAGCCCTGCAAGCATTGGTAAGAAGTAAGCCCGCTAATCGCCTCCAGGCGCGAATGATTACAGAACAGATAAAGGTAGCGGGGTTTCAGCGCGTCGAAACACAAGACCTATTCGGCGGCATGACGTTATCAGAAACATTGTTTAAGGAGCGCGCCCAGGTGCTCGAGAACTCGTTGCGTCTGCTTAAACAGAATCGATCATTACTTAGAACGGTACTCGACCGTGATGCGGAGTTAACCGGCCTCGGTAATCGAATGAACCGTGAAGCCAACCTAGAGAGGTTCGGAGAAGATGACACAGCAATCGAAGCCCTATCCAGACTCGCCAACACGAAAGGCCCAATCTCGGAAGCGCTCAACAAAGCGGCCCAAAGGATCAAAAACGGCGAAAACGTCGGACTTGTCACTCGGGCTTTTCTCGAGGGAAACGAATTTCGACTCGCTAGACGGGGAGGAGTTGTTAGCGATAGCGGAGGGGCTGCGGTTAGCCCTGGCGGACGCCCGCTCGAAACAACCCCAACCGCCGGTGATCGACCACCACTAAAGGATCAAGCGTTATACGACGACATCCGCGCGAAACTCGTGGAGGAGCGTCGGCAGCCAACTGATGCGGACTTGCCGCCAGAATTAGTTCCTGAAGTGGGGCGCCCGATTGCCTTGCAAACATTGCCCATTGCGGAGCAGAAATTAGTAGAAGCGGCGTTTAGGTCGTCACAGTACAAGGTTAAGACCATTCGCGGGTTGGTCGGTACTGACGACAAGATAGCAATAGCAAATCAGAACACGCTCGAGGGCGTCGCTGACGATATTGCTGCCGAGTTGGGTGTTGAGCACGTTCCACCACCGGCGCAAGAGGGAACAGGGTGGCGCCATAAAGAGCGCGACAGCATTGAGCGTAAGGTTAAGGATAAATTCGACGGTGACTATTGGCAGGTAACCGACACGACGCGAACGTCGTTTGTGGTCGACACACCAGAACAAGCGGTGGCCATTATTGACGCATTAGGTAAGCGCCTGGCGCTAATCGACGAAGGGTGGAATGTGCAGCCAGCACAAGGCTATTTAGACAACAAAATTCTAATTCGTCATTCAGACGGGCGAATCGCAGAGGTGCAAATTATTGGTCGTGAATTCTGGACGGCCAAATTCAAAGAAGGCGGCCACGATCTCTATTATCTGTGGAGAGAAACCTACGAGGTTGGCCCTGACGGTATAACAATAATCAAGAATAAGGCCGAGTACGACCGATTACAGAATGAAATGGCGGCGCTTTATGCCGCTGCAAACCAGCGATCAAATGCAGCGTTCCAATCACTCTCGGAAAGGCTGCGTCCTTCGTCGAGTACGACGGGCCAGGGAACCGCTCGCCAACGCTTACCTGGTGATGAGCTAGACCAGGCAGACATTGCATTATCGCCTGGCTCGCGAGTTACTACGACGGGCATACCGTCCCAATCGAAAAGACCGACGATGTTATCCGAAGGTGGTGAATCTGGTGGCCCTGTCATGGGGGACATTATACCCCAAAGACAGGCCGAGGGGTGGGGGATTGGGGGTTGGGATGATCTCACAGTATCCCAACAATCTGATGAGATGTACCGCATGGAGTGGACTAAATTCGAGCGGGAATATAATGATAACGTTAAACAGTTATTAGAGGACGACCCCGAATTCACAGCATATACAGAATCGGAAGCGCTAGAGCTGCGTGAAACACTTAGAGAAAACCCCGACCTGGAAATACCCGCATCACGCGTTGATGAAAACGGCGAAATCATTACCGAAATCAGAACAGCACGCGAAGTTTTTGAGGAGCTGGCAGAAGAAGATGCACACACACTCGATCTATTTACTTGTATTAGAAGATGAAATTTAACGATTGCCTAGAGGAATCTGTAGCCGCTGGTCGAATCACCAGGGCAGAGGCGCAGCATGTCGCTGGTCAAATTGACGCGCTACAAAACTCGCTAACACTCCGGGGTGAAGTATCACCAGAAGTAGCAAGAACACAGGCAGAGCAAGCGGTATTGCTTGCCAGGCAGAAACACACCGCGCTTAAACGTCGGCAAGCGGGACTGCAAGCCATTAGAACGCACCAGGCAACACAGGCTGCGCTCGCGCATCCGAGGGGATTTGTCGAGGGGATTTGGGGATTATTAGCAAAAGACCCAGGGCGCGAGGCGCGAGTATCAAATATCGATCAACGCGCAACCGCTGTTAAGGGCTGGCTCCACTCGTTATTTGCTGATTCGATGGATAAGATGCGAACAAAAAACCTCGGTCTTTCTCAGGATATAGAGTTGCCTAGATTGATGCTGCGCGAGTTGATGGGCGAAAAAACAGGAAACGCGTCAGCTAAAGAAGCGGCGACGCTGTGGTCTGGAGTCGCCGAGGCTGCCCGTCTTCGATTCAATCGCGCCGGTGGTTCGATTCCCAAGCTAATCGATTGGGGTATGCCGCAATATCACGATCCGGCGTTAGTGGGGCGCATGGGTGCTGACGCATGGATTGACAAGATTACACCGCTACTTGATCGCAGCAGGATGATAAACGAGGTCGGTATCCCGCTAAACGATGCAGAGTTTCGCATTATGCTCGAGAAAGCGCACAACACAATACGAACGAATGGATTGTCAGACCTTACGCCTGGGCAAGTGGGGGGCAGCAAGTTAGCTAACCGTCGCCAGGATCATCGCGTACTACATTTTAAGAACGCTGATTCCTGGTTGAAGTATCACGATGAATTCGGGCACGCCGATCTCTATACGACGCTAACCGATCACCTCAACGGAATGGCGCACGATATAGCCAAGCTCGAAGTATTAGGCCCGAATCCAGACGCGACGTTTCGTTACTTGCGCGATATGGCAATCAAGAGGGGCGAGCTCGATGGCGCGGGATTTTCGTGGAACAACAAAGAAATGCTCGAGAGTCATTGGAATGTTGTGAGCGGTAAAGCCGACGCGGTTGAGCATGTGATGCTGGCAAACTTCGCCGGAGCGGTTCGCAATTATTTAACCGCCGCCCATTTAGGTGGTGCGATGCTGAGTGCAATATCCGATATCGCGTTTGTGCGCCAAACTGCCAGGTTCAACGGGATGAAAGCGACCAAGGTGTTAAAGCGCGGCCTGGAAATTATGTCGAGTGCTGACGATAGAATGTTTGCGGTGCGGGCTGGGCTAACTGCCGATGCGTGGATCGTGCGGGCATTGGGTGGTAATCGTCATGTCGAGGTAACGGGTGCGGGGTTCTCGTCAAAGGTATCCGATTTCACGATGCGTGCCTCTCTGCTATCCACCTGGACGGATTCGATGCGGAAAGCATTCGGTATGGAGTTTATGGGGTACATTGCCGACAACGTACGCAGACAATTCAAAGATTTACCGAAACCGTTACGCGATACGTTCGAGGGTTATGGGATTAAGGCGAGCGATTGGGATGTGATGCGTGGCACAGATTTAATCAGTTATAAAGAGGTCGGGTTTTTTAGTGTCGAGAACCTAATGAAACGCGTCGACCTGGACGAAGGCGCCAGAATGGATTTAATGACCCGTATACAGGAGATGATTTTTAGCGAAACAGATTTCGCCGTTCCTGTGCCGGATTCCAGAGCGCGGACATTTACTACCTGGGGAAAAAAACGCGGCACGTTGGTCGGTGAACTTGCTCGAAGCGTCGGACAATTTAAGTCGTTTCCGATAACGATTATCACTTCTCATTTGATGAGGGCAGCTCGCCAAAGTGGATGGCAAAACAAGGCGGCGTACCTCGGCAGCCTAGCGGTATCGACCACAGTGATGGGTGCTGTTGCGATGACCATGAAAGACCTGGCGAGAGGTCGCGATCCTCGAGATATGACCAGCGCGAAATTCTGGTCGGCTGCATTTATACAGGGCGGTGGTGCGGGAATATTTGGTGACTTTTTGTATTCTGCCGAAAGTAGATTTGGTAAAGGATTTGTCTCGACAGTGGCAGGGCCAGGGGTGGGTTTAGTTGACGACATGAAGGATATGGTCGTTGGAAACCTGTATTCGTTGACACATGGCGACGATACCAACATCGGGCGAGAGGTGGTAAAATTCGCAGAGCGGTATTCCCCAGGTGGTTCACTATGGTACGCACGCCTCGCGCTCGAGCGGGCGATGTGGGATCAACTCCAGAACGCGGTTGACTCTAAAGCTGGTCGAGGGTTTCGACGCGAAAAACGCAACCGTCGAAAAGATTATGGTCAGGAACATTGGTGGCAACCAGGACAAGCAGCACCGTCCAGGGGGCCAAACATAGAGGCACTGTTTGGGGGCTAAATGGCGACGCTACTCGTTAATGATGTAACGCCACGGGTGCAGTACACTGCAACCGGCGCGCAAACTGTATTCGCTTACGGTTTTTCGATCTTTGTTGATGCCGATCTAAAGGTATACAAGGGCTCAACCTTAATGACGTTGAGTGCGGCGTCAAATAATACGAGCTATCAAGTTTCTGGAGCAGCCACGACCGCTGGCGGTAACGTCACATTCGGGGCGGGTCTAACTGGTGGCGACATTGTTACCATCTACCGTGATTTGCCGGTATCAAGAACCTCTGATTATCAGACCGGTGGTGACTTGCTCGCCGAAACGCTGAACGACGACCTCGATAAGATCGTGCAAATGGTTCAGCAAGGCGAGCGCGATATTAACCAGCGCACGCTACGCTTTGGGCAGTTCACGACGGGCATACCCCTGGCAGAGTTCACAGAATCCGCAACGGATCGAGCCAACAAAGTGCTGGGATTTGACTCCTCGGGCGATCCTAATATCACCCAGGAGCTGGGTACATTCCAGGGGAATTGGGCAGCGAGTACGGCGTACGTCATTCGCGACCTAGTTAAAGACACAAGCAATAATAATATTTACATCTGCACAGTCGCGCATACCAGTTCGGGATCACAACCACTGTCGAGTAATACCGACGTGGCTAAATGGTCGTTGATTGTTGATTCTGCGAGTGCGACGACTTCGGCCACAGCAGCGGCCACCAGTGCGACTGCATCGGCAACGTCGGCCACTGCATCAGCCACTAGTGCAACCGCAGCAGCCACTAGTGCGACAGCGGGAGCGACAAGCGCAACTGCATCAGCAACAAGCGCGACAGCGGGAGCGACAAGCGCGTCGGCAGCAGCGACATCTGCAACAGCGGCTGCTGCGTCTTACGATTCATTCGATGATCGCTACCTGGGGACTAAGTCCAGCGATCCAACAGTAGATAATGATGGTGCCACTTTGCTTGATGGTGCGCTGTACTTCAACACCACAAACAACGTGATGATGGTGTACGACCTGGGCGGTACAACCTGGAACAGAACGACACCAACCACATCAGACCAGACCAAGATCAACACGGTCAGCGGTATCGCGGCGAATGTAACGACTGTCGCTGGGATTTCCAGTGATGTGACGGCAACCGCCGGCAAGGCCACAGAGATTGGATTGCTGGGTGTTGCCGCAGTAATTACAGATATGGGAATACTCGGCACAGCCGATGTAGTCGCCGATATGAATACGCTAGGCACTGCTGACGTTGTTACAGATATGAACACGCTAGGCACTGCCGATGTTGTTGTCGACATGAACACCTTGGGTACGGCAGATGTAGTCGCTGATATGAATACCTTGGGTACGGCAGACGTGGTTGTTGACATGAACACGCTTGGCACTGCGGCTAACGTCACTGCGATGGATAACTGTTCAGGATCGATCACCAACATAAACACTTGCGCGACGAACCTGACCAACATCAACTCGTTTGCAAACACATACACAATCGCGGGTAGTGCTCCTGGTTCACCTGGGGCTGGCGACCTCTGGTACGACACATCTCTGAACAAACTTAACTTTTACACCGGATCAGCGTGGACAGAGATCGCGCCTGGAATCACAACTGAGGTCGACCCAAGCGCGGCGGCACTCGCACTGGCACTGGGGTAAACCATGGCAAACACGTTCAAACTGAAGACGGACACAGCGGTAGGCACCACACTCACGACGGTGTACACGGTGCCAGCATCTCCCGCCACAACGACAATCATCATCGGTTGTTTGCTGGCAAACATTCACGCATCGGCACAGGTGAAAGCGAGTGTGCAGATCGTCACTTTGGCGACATCTGGTGAGAACGGTGACAACGTGTACCTGATAAAAGCAGTGCCAGTGCCATTTGGTTCGAGTCTCGAAATTGTCGAAGGCAAGATCGTCATGCAAGCCGGTGACATTATCAAGGTTGAGTCGGACACAGCGGCATCGATTGATGTTGCACTGAGCGTGCTGGAGCAGACCTGATGGGCTTGATCGGAAAACAATATACGAGTGTTGCGCTGACTGCTGCGGATATTGCTGATGACGCAGTCACATCTTCGAAAGTCGCTGATGCCGCGATCACATCAGCGAAGATTGCTGATGGCACGATAGTCGATGCTGACATCAATACCGGTGCGGCAATCGCCGGGAGCAAGGTGTTGGTTGATACAGCGAGCCTTCGGAATGACATCGCCACTCTGGCATTACATTCTGCAATAGCAGATAACAAAGCGGCTTACAACTTATCTAATGCTTTTGTAGATCAGTATGAAGACAGCACTGGTATTGCCACAACTAGTACTGCAATAAGAGATGATGTTAATGAGTGTATGTCCGCAGGAGCCACAGGGACTGTAGAGTTTGTAAATGACTCAAATACTCAACTTTTATACCACTTTAATGGCGCTGATGGCTCAACCACAATTACTGATGACTCGGGGAATAGCTTAACTGGAGTCGTTTATGGCAATGCACAGTTAGATACCGCTGTTAAAAAGATGGGCACGGCATCGTTGGAAGCGGCAGGAACAAACCCTTACATAGTAAGTGGTGCTTCAAGCCTTTTACAGTCAACAGGAGACTTTACGATTGAGTTTTGGTTCAACAGTACTGATGCCAATGGTCGTGACTTTATAGATTTTAATCATGGTCACAGTGGTTTGTACCTAGATTGGCATGCGGGTGGAACGACCGATCGAATCTCGACCGTGTTCGGCGGTGATGTTGCCGCATCAACTAGATATTTTATGTGTACAGATATGGAAGATGGAAATTGGCATCACTTTGCTCTCGTTAGAGATTCAAGTACATCTTGGTATTTTTATTACGACGGTGTTTCTATATCCCCTGTTAGTGGCGGCATGACGCATGATCTAACTAAGCAGATCAACCCTCCAGCACTTGGACTTCGTATTAGTACAAATCCCGCCAGCACTGCTACACACCTCGGTCACAAAGACGAGTTGCGTTTTAGTAATGTTGTTCGGTATCCGGGTGGAACGACATTCGTGCCTAATTATGGTGTTGTAACATCCGCATCTGGCAACTATACATCTACCACTGAGACAGCCTCTGCAACAGTCTCCAAGATGGGGATTGTTGTGCTGTATAAGAATGCGTCAGGAACGGCAACGTTAGATACTGACTTGATTGTTCAAGTATCCGCTGATGGGGGTACGAACTATGTGTCAGCACCACTCACTGCTGGCGGCACATTCTCTACTGGAATCAATATTGCTAAGTCGAACAGCATAACAATCAGCAATACAGGAACAGCGCCAAAATACAAAATATCATTTGCGAATCAAGCGGCTGCATCGAAAGTCACAGAAGTGCATGGCGTTGCACTGCTTTATTAGGATGGAGTTAGCATGGCACTAATCGGAAACGTAGTAACCCAAAACAGATTCCCGTCTGTCGCGTATGTAGCAACAGCAGCGCAGACCACATTCCCTGCATCGGGCGCACTGCCTGAGACAGCGGTCAATGAGGCTGCGGCTATCGTCACGGTCAACGGACTGCGACAACACACGGATGCTTACTCCATAGGCACGACGCTTGTCTTCACGGCGGGGCTGACCGTTGGTGATGCGGTTGAGATCATATGGCTGGGATTGAAGTCGATCACTGAGGTGTCAACCGCTAATCCCGACATCACAACGGAAGGGAAATATTTTGAGAATTACGCATCGATCACTTCTAACTTAACCACAGCATCCAGTTCGCAGAACAGAGCGTTGATCGGTCCCATTTCTGTGTCAGGGGCGAGTACCGTCTGGACTCTGGCTGGCGAACTCAACATCCTTTAGGGAAACATCATGGCTTCAAAACTTTTAGTAGACGAAATTTCGCCCCAGTCACACGCGACAGATGTGACGCTTACCACGGGTAAGAACATCACAGGTGCTAATACCCAGTTTAAGATCACTGGTGGATCGGCTGATAATTTTCTTAAAACGGATGGCGCTGGTGCCTTGAGTTGGGGAACACCTACGGCTGGAAGCACGATAAAGGTTGCTTATCTTGTAGATCAGAAAGCGCAAGGAACGGATGGTGGAACTTTTACTTCTGGCGCTTGGCAGCATCGTGATTTACAAACTGAACACTACGACACGATAGGCATTACGTTCGGAACAAATACTTTTGTTATGCCTGTTGGAACATTTTACATAGATTGGAGTTGCCCCGGCATTGGTTGTTATTACCATAAATCCAGACTTTACAACATAACATCCGCTGCCGTGATTAAGTATGGTACATCTTCTCTGTCTAGGATCAATTCCGCTTATGGTGACGCTCAGAACCAAACCCTTTCCAATGGTTCTGCTTTAGTAACCCTCTCAGCTACTGCGACATTTAAGATCGAGCATCGATGCTCTTTAACAGCAGCGACTAACGGCATGGGAAGCGACTCAGGTTTTGAAGTAGAAACTTACACCACCGTTAAAATTATGCAGATCGCGTAGGAGAAAAGAATGGATATTCATCTTGTAGTTAATCACTTAGGGTTAAACGGTAACTCTTATAGCCTAAGCCAAAGCAATGCTCCGCATGAAATCGTTAGGTGGGATGGTCCTGCTACGCAACCAACTCAAGCAGAACTAGACTCTGCGTGGGCAGAGATTGAAGCGGATGAAGATTACCAAGCGCACGTTGCTGATCGCTCAAAAGCCTATCCAGTGCCGGGATAACTAGCGATGGCACTGACTAAATTAAAATCAAGCGGGATCGCTGATGGCGCGGTGACTGCGTCCGACATTGCGGCTAACTCAATCACGGTCGCGCAAATGTCTCGGGCTGGTACGAGCGGTCAATTGCTGACCAGCGCGGGTACTGGTGCTGATGCTGCTTGGGCTGCTGCTCCTGCCGGTGGTATAGCGGCATCTGAAATGAAAGGTTGGCGTATCCGTCCAATTTTTACTTGGGAGAGTACAACAACCATTAAGTTAAATGGCGTTTTCTTGTACCAACATAATGGTACGACAACGCAAATCCTTACTGGGACAGATATTACTTTTACACGCTCCGATACAAGTAGTGTGGCTCAATATAATTATCTTTACATTGATGATAGCGCGGTTGTGACTGCAGGTAACACGACTATCACTGCTAGCGAATTGATTAGTAGCCCAACGGCACCCACACTCAACACAACTAAGGGTGGTTTTTACAACGGAAACGACAGGTGCATATACGCATTCAAACAAGATGCGTCGGATGACATTGATCGTTTTTCAATTGCCGGCTTGCAACTTCCGGGAGTTATAGTGTCAGAGACCGCTTTCGGGTATGAAAGTAATTCTGGTGCTGGTTATGGGACGGGTTGGCATCAGTATACTATTGCCGCAGCTAATCTACCACGACCTTGCGGCCCTGCTGGGTTGGCTGTTGGATTGTATACTAAACTCGGCGGTGCTCATTCAACTATGTATGTTGGTCCTGATTCACTGGATTGGGATATGTTTGTTGTCGCGGGTTCGTTCACCGTGAATGCACCAGTAAACAGTAGTGGCCGGCTTAATGTCAGATCAGATTATGCGCACTCTTCGTATTCGCACGTCTTTACTGCCATAGGATGGGCAATGAGTCCATTTTTATGAGGAAGAAAAATGTTTAAAACATGGCAAGACGTACGAAAAGTACGCGATCAACTTTTGCAGATGAGCGACGGAGCATTCTTTGTTGCGGCGGAAGCAGGAGTGGAACTGGATGGTGTTATGAAAACCTACCGCAATGATTTACGAGATGTAACTGATATTTTTGCTAACCCAGAAGACGTGATCTTGCCTGATCCGTGGGCTAATCCTCCTGTTGAGATTCGCTAATGTTCGTCTTCGCCTTCTCAGTGCTTCGCACGATCCACTGGTTCTTGATCCCGGCGCTTGTGATATGGATGGCAGTGGCACCGGATAACTTTTTACCCGCCTGTCTCGAAGAGGCAAAAGAGGCAATGAGCCAGCGGTTCAGCGGTGGGTACTTCGGATAATGAAACGCCCGCTCTTCGCTCTGGCATTACTCTTCGCAGTGTCAAGTGCGTCAGCGCAACTGTATCCGCAACGTGGAATGTTCAACATGTTATGCGCGAAGGAATCATCGGAGATGTTCGATGCGCTGGAGAAGAGGGTAGGCGAACGAATTGCATATCATCTCGTGCTGACCTCAACAAAGAGCGTTAACTTCTCAATGTGGATAACCGAGAACAAAGCAAACAAAACAATCACTGTACTTGTGACGCGCACAACCGCAGCGGGGTCAGAGACATGCATGGTATGGGGTGGCTCGGAGATAATACCGCTCGACAATCCACCAATCGGCACACCAAAGAATCAAACCGATGTCTGAGTACACCGGGCCCGAGCGTCGTGGTAATGGCGGTGGGTTCACCTTTTCCAAATCATTGAATCTAAGCCATTTATTAGTGACTGCAACCATGGTGTTCGGGGGTATTAGTTATGTGTCGGGCATCGACACCGAGGTTCAACTACTCGAAACCAAGTTACTCGCGCTCGAGCGTTCGGTAGATAAATCCGAAGAACGTGCGGGTGAGGCGTTCAACGAACTAAAGACCGCAATCCAGAGGCTCGGAATAAAGATCGATAGACTAACCGTAAGAGGATAACGATGAAACAACTAAAAGTGTGGTGGAACAATCAATCGACGAGCTTTAAGTTAGTCGCTGGTGTTGCAGCGTTCGCCGTTGCCATCGCGATTTTCCAAGGGATAACTGGCGCGTGAAACTCGACCTCTTCGGTGTTGGCAAGGTTGCCGACTCCGTGATGGGTGGACTCGATGAGCTCTTTACCTCTGATGAGGAGCGAGCCCTAGCGCGAATACGCGTACTCGAGATTCTTGCAAAAGCAGATAACGCGCAGACCTACATCAACGCAATCGACGCGCAGTCAAATCATTTTTGGCAGTACGGGTGGCGCCCGTCAATCGCCTGGGCGGGTACTGCTGCCCTGGTGTATTCGTGGATTGGCAAACCGCTCTTGTTAACCATCTACGCGGCGACCGGATGGGCACCGTTAATTCTTTCTTTGCCTGATGTCCCAATGGACGCGATCACACCCATCATCATCGGTATGCTGGGTCTTGGCGCGATGCGTTCTTTTGACAAAAATAAAGCGCGCCAGTAAATGCTCCCACACTCTCATCCGAGTTGTGTGGGTCGATTCAGACCAGACAGCGGGTTGGTCTGAGCATAAGCGCGACCAGGCGCAACACAACCTTCTCTATTCCTACGGGCTACTCGTCGATAAAGACGAGGACTACCTCTATATCGCAGACACGCACATGGGCGGCGACACCTGGGGTGGCTTATCCAGGTTCCCCCTGGGGTGCGTGCATAAGGTTGAAACAATGATAAAGGGAGTTCCGTGCAAGCCATGTTAGAAGCTAAAGTCGTCCTTAATGCACTCGAAGAAACAGATGGCAACCAAAGCGCTGCCGCAAGATTGTTGCAAGTGCCGCGTACCACATTCCGCAAAGCGATTAAACGGATTCGTACGGCAGGAACAATAGAAAAGAACGGTATCGATTTTCCAGAGATACCCGAGGACGATATACCCGTCGATCAAATCATCGATCAGATGTCGCGACGATTCACACGGCGACAACAAGCCTACCGCGCCAGGCAGTGGATGCGTTACAAGGTGAAAGAAAAGAAACCTATCGGCATTGCGTGGGTCGGTGATCCTCACGTTGACTCGAACGGTTGCAATTGGCCGCTGCTGCGCGAGCACTGTCGGATCATGGCAGATACCCCTGGACTGTACGGCGCGTCGATTGGCGACCATAGCGACAACTGGGTGGGGCGTCTTACCCGCCTGTACGCAGAATCAGAACAGTCTCGGAGCACGGCAATTAAGCTGGTCGATTGGCTGCTGCGTGATAGCGGTGTCAACTGGATGCTATTGTTACGCGGCAACCATGACATGTGGACAAAC